ATAGCCCTCGAAAATCCCATAAGCGTCATCAGCAGCAAAATTCGCAAGCCTGACCAGATCATCCAGCCGTGGCAGTTCGGACATGGCGAAACCAAGGCAACGTGCCTGTGGCTAAAGAACCTGCCAAAGCTGGTGCCGACCAACATCGTTGAAGGTCGCTCAGACCGCATCCACAAGATGCCGCCAGGTCCTAACCGGTGGAAGGAGCGCAGCCGGACATATCAGGGCATTGCTGACGCAATGGCGGATCAGTGGGGATCATTATAACTTCCGCCGCATCCCCCACAACCTAATAACCTCCCCCTCCACAAAAGGCCGCACCAGCACCGGGACACGGGCTAGTGCGGCTTTTCTTTGTTGACGGCGCCCCCAAATGGGGTATGGTGGCCTTCTCATTTGGAGATATGAGATGGACACAGATTTTAGCGAAATTGAGGCGTATTGGCGCGATCCGACGCCGTTCGATGCAGCGCGTGTAGAGGGGCAGGCGCGGATTGATGCGCTGTTCGTGCCGCATGAGGCGCGGGTTAAGGCGCAGATGGAAGCACGTTGGGCTTCGGAGGTGGGGGCATGATGCACAGTTCCGCCACCATAGACGCCAAGGTGCGCGAACTGCGCAACATGACGTTTGACGAGATTGCAGAGACTATTCTGACTCTGGAAGTCTCGCTTGATGAGTGCGGCGCCAAATTAGACGATGCACTTGAACGCGAGAGGGCATCATGAACGCGTTCACCACCTTCAGCCCCCCCGGCAAGCCGCACATCGTCTGCCACGCCGAATACGAACAGGGCAGCGAGGAATGGCTGCAAGCGCGGTGTGGCCTGCTGACGGCGTCCGAAATGAAACTGATCGTCACCGAAAAGACGATGAAGGCAGCGAGCAACGACAGAGAACGCGCACACCTCTACGAACTGCTGGCGCAGCGCGTAACGCAGCACGTAGAACCACACTATATCGGCGACGATATGCTGCGGGGCCATGAAGACGAGGTGTACGCCCGGCTAACCTATGCCGAGCATTACGCGCCCGTCACGACTGACACCGCGTTCATGACCAATGACCGCTGGGGTTTCACGCTTGGCTATTCCCCTGATGGCCTTGTTGGTAACGATGGCGCGATCGAGGCAAAGAGCCGGCGCCAGAAGCTGCAAATGCAAACGCTGGTAGAAGGTGGCACCCCGCCCGAACACGCAATGCAGTTGCAAACCGGGTTGCTGGTAAGCGAACGCCAGTGGATCGATTACGTGTCCTACAGCGGCGGTATGCCGATGTACGTCCACCGGGTCTATCCGGATGCAGCAATTCACGAAGCCATCGTGAATATTGCGGGCGGGTTCGAAGCGCGCTTGGCCGACAAGCTGAAGATTTACGAGGAAGCGGCGGCGCAGTTTGTGCCGACGAAGCGCCGTGTTGAACAGGAGATGTTCTGATGCGCAAGCCGCCGGCCAAGCCTCCTAGCGAGGAACAGATAAAGGCGCGCAAACGGGCGTGGCAGATATTCCGTTTACGTGGACTGCACGCACAAGCGCACATGCTTACCGGCTCCCATCGTATCGCCGCGCTCAACGCGATCGACATGGAACTTCAATCGATGGGTGCGGAAACGGAAACCGCACGCCAGCAAGCACTCAAGGAGAAATACTCGTGAATATGCTAGATGCAATCGCCCCGAAATCTGACCAAATCAACGCGGAAGATTTGGTTGGCCGCACCATCACCGTCACCGTCAAGGACGTGACCATTCGCGCCGGGCAGGAACAGCCCATCTCAGTCGCGCTAGAGGAAACCGACAAGGTTTTCCGCCCCTGCAAGACAACCGCGCGTCTGATGGTCGCTGGCTGGGGGCCGGACGCCAGCAAGTATGCCGGCAAAAAGATGACGCTCTATCGCGACCCGTCTGTCAAGTGGGGCGGCGTTGCGACCGGCGGCATCCGCATTTCGCATATGTCGGGCCTGGATGCACCACTCGTCATGGCGCTTGCCGAGAACAAGAAGAACCGCAAGGTTCACACGGTGCAGCCGCTTCAGGTGCAACGCCCGTCCGCACCAGTTGACGTGCTGTCCGTGGACGATGCGCGCGACCTGATCGCCAACGCCGCCGATATGGATGCGCTGGCGGCTGTGTGGGCGCGCCCTGACGTAGCGCCGCACAAGCGGGCACTGAAGGGCGATTTGGACGCACGTAAGCTATCACTATCGCCGCCGCCCGAACTGACCACCGTAGCTGATCTGGACGGCACCGAATGACCGCTCCCCAGATCATCGAAGCGTTGGGCGGCACCGCAAAGGTCGCCCAACTTTGCGGCCTTAGCTACAACGCGGTGCATAACTGGCGGTCGCGGGGCATTCCCAGGGCGTGGATGCACAAGGTTGAGGCTGAGTGCAGGCGGGCGAAGGTTAGCGTGGGAGAAAAGTGATGAAGCCACTGTCAAAGATTGCTCGCCAAATCGCATTCGGACTTGGCGACGACTACGACCATGCATTCGTCAATAAGTCAGAATGGAATTTTCATAGAGGAAATAAGGGGTTTGGATACCGCGACATAACATCTCCCTATCAGGGCGATTTCGATGATGCCGCATATAACGCAGTGGTCGCGGCACATGATGAAATAGCTGATCCTGTCGTTAAAGCAGCCCTCCAAAGCATACTCAACGAAGGCTTTTCATGACCCGCAGCTACGGCCCCAAAACCCGCACGCAAGCCGAGAAGCTGGCCGAGGCCATCAACTTCGTGTGGTTCGCCAGCGACAACGCGATCAGCAGCGCGACGGCGCAGACCATTGCCCAGATGAAGGGCGTCACCAAGGCCAAGGACATTGCCGCGATCGGTGATGCACTGGCCAAACGTAGGGAGGCTTTGTGATGGAAGCGAGAGACGACGATTGGGCGCCATGGGTTAGCGACATGGTTGCCTGTGTGCCGACGTTCGCGTGGATTCCTACCGAACTATGGGACGGCAGCAAGGTTTGGTTGCGGCGGGTTTATCGCATCAACAACCGGAATAACGTCTGGTACTCGCTGACCGTGCCACGGAATGCGCTGTGATGGAGGCGCTTCCGTATCAGCGCAAAGAGGTCATCGGCAACGCGACGCTGTATCTGGGGGATTGCGCCGATGTCATTGACGAGATCAAGGCGTTCGACGCGATCGTCACTGACCCACCCTATGGCATCGGCTTTGCTGCGCAGCCCACCAAGTGGCAACGTCGGGCCGGTCACGCGCCTAAAGGATGGGATGATACGACCAATACTATTGTCCTGTCTCTGCCGGATCGCGCGCCGTCTATCATCTGGGGCGGCAATTACTATGCGCTCCCGCAATCGCGAGGCTGGCTTTCGTGGTTCAAGCCCGATGCGCCCCCCAGCATGGCGCATTTCGAGTTGGCATGGACTAGCTTTGACCGCAATGCGCGCCAGCTTTCGGTAAGCATCGGCGAGACAAACCCGGAGCGCGTAGGGCATCCCACGCAGAAGCCGCTGCGACTGATGAAGTGGTGCCTAACCTTCGTGGAAGGCCGGACGATCCTTGACCCGTTCATGGGATCGGGCACGACCGGTGTAGCCGCCATGGCCGATCAGCGCGCCTTCATCGGCATTGAGCGCGACCCCGCCTATTTCGACATAGCCTGTCGCCGCATCGAGGATGCGCAGCGACAAGGCAATCTGTTCGGTGCAGTAGCATGACCGCACTGGACGATTTTGCGGCGATGGACGATCCGCTAAACCCGATACCGCGCTTTCCGGTCGAGCCGCCGGATGGACGCAAGGATTGGAGCGAACTGGACCGGCAAGCCACGCTGCGCAGTCTGGTGCATATCGGCGGGCCATCGGTCCTGTTTTTTGCGATTCCCAACGCCGGCAAGCGCAACCCGGCGCAGGCCAAACGGGAAGGTATCATGGCCGGTGTGTTCGACCTTCAGGCATGGTGGAACCGCGGCTTCTGTTCGCCGGAAATGAAGGGCTATGACAGCAACGGACGACCCGGCAAACTGTCAAAGCCGCAGATCGAATGGGGCAACCGGCTGCACGACATGGGCTATCCGGTTGCCTGTTTCTTCGATCCATACGCCGCCTATGACTGGATGCAGTCGGTGGGGGCGCCTTTGCGCAATATCAATCATGGAGACCGTAAATGAGCAACGTTGCCAACATCGCCGCCGAGGAATTGCGTCTGCTGATCGAGCGCGTAGAGCGGCTAAATGAGGAAAAGCAAGGCATTTCCGAGGATATAACTGACGTTTTGAAGGAAGCATCCGGTCGCGGCTATGATCCCAAAGCCATCCGCAAGATCGTCGCTATCCGCAAGAAACGCCAGGAAGCCGTGCAGGAGGAGCAGGCTATTCTGGAGACGTATCTGTCGGCGCTGGGGATGCAATACGCGCTGCTGTGAGGATCGGCTAGACACTAACGCTGTATTTGGTTAGTGTCGTGGTTCCCGGCGAGCTTCTCGGCAGTCGCTCAACCGGGAACCATACACAGGGCGAAGGAGGCCCGTGCGACATGCAATCAATACCTTGTGGCAACGAAAGTTGCAATCCGCAATCGCTTGGATCGTTGTTGGACGACGTGCTGGTCCGATGTGCAGAATGGGCGCTGTTCCCGGCCGCTGCGGATGACGCGGAACGCAAGCAAGCTATCATGGCTGCTTATGAAAGCGGCGAGATCACCAGCCGGCAATGCTCGATGCTTATCGCCCGCTTTGGGCTGAAGCACGCATGATTGACGCTACAGAGCAATTCCGCCAGTTCATCATTGCCACATGCAACACGGACCCAGGCAGCATCATTGCTGATGGGCGGTGGCACCGGTTCAACATCGCGGACACCCGCAGCAAATCGTCCAAGCCCGGCCGATACCTGATGCACAACGATGAACGGCCGGTCGGTCATTTCATGGATTGGCGCGACGAAAAGAGGCGGCATCGCTGGTTTTCGGACAGCACGCCGCTTTCTTATGATCGCGCAGCGGTTGAAGCCAAGCGCGTTGCGCGAAATGCAGAGTTGACGGAGGGCTTCGCTAAAGCTGCTAAAGCTGCTAAAGCATATTGGGATGGGGCGGTAAACGGTGCGGACGCTGCGGCGCATCCATACGTCATTGCAAAGGGCATCGGCTCAAATGGCGCGAGGGTTCGCAACGGCGGGCTACTGGTGCCGCTTTATACCGCTGATGGCGAGATGCGGACACTTCAGCAGATCGCTGCGGATGGATCGCGATTGTTTTGGAAAGGAACCGAGAAAAAGGGCTGCTATTGCCCGATCGGTGATTTCGAGACGGACGACCCGATCGTGCTGTGCGAGGGCTTCTCAACCGGTGCGACCATCCATGAGGCAACAGGCTATCCCGTCGCTGCCTGCATTGATGCGTCCAACATGGTCGAAGTGTCGCGGTGGGCGGGCCACAAGTGGCCAAACCGTCGCTTCATCGTGGCAGGCGAGGACGATTGGCACCTCCCGCTAAAGGAAAAGCCGCAGCCGAACAAGGGCAGGGTGTGCGCTGAAGCCGCGCGCCGCAACCTTGGTGCCGTGCTGATCTTCCCGAATATGCACGGCCTAGACACGGCCGGCGGCG